CTAATAGGTGTAAAATCTGTAATAGTACCTGTTTGTGTTGTACCTACATTTATTGCTCCTTTAGTTGTTATTGCTTGTCCTGTTAGATTTGCAATATCACAAGTAAAAGCAGGTAGTGTATTTGTTGCTTGTTGTTCAAATACTTTAGAACAATATATAACTGCTCCTGCGTTTGTGTATCCTGCAGGTGCTGTAAGTTTAAAGAATAGTGTTACGTTTTGTGCTGTACTTCCTGTGTTCGCTGCAACGCTTGTAATTAAAGCACCACCACTTGTTAAACTTATTCCAGTAATTGCAGCTATTGATTGTGGGTTAGTAATTACACCTGCTTGTGAAACAGAACCACCACCACCTGCAAGGTTTGCAATCGTACAATTAAATGCAGTTGATAAACCGTTTACAGTAACCGCTATAGATTGAACTGCTGTACAAGTGTTTGCTGTATTGTCAAATGCTTCAGCATAGACAGTTTTAGTACCACCTATTTGGTTAGATGTTAATGTAAGTGTTGATGTACTTAAACTTGTTGTTACTAAATTTTTGTGTTCGTTTATTATATTGTATCCTGCTATTGTACCACCTGTAAAGTAAGAAGCTAAATTTATCGTTACACTACTACCACCTACTGTTATAGTTTGAGCAGGTACACTTCCACTTGTTGTAACAGTTGTTGTACAAGTTGTACCGTTTACAAATGCAGGTTGTGTTGCTGTAACATTACAAGCAATAAAACCATCTGTATCTGTGTTGCTAAAACCTACTGGTATTTGTATTGTAATTGCAAGTGTTCTACTTGTTGGTGAACTAACTGTTGCATACTTATCAGCATTTTGTGCTGTTATAACACCGTAATCTAAAGAAGGTAAAGTAATAATACCTTGTTGATTTATAGTAAAGTTTCTGGGATTAGCAATAAAGCAATCAAAAACTGGTGTAGGAATTGATGGTTCTGTATATGCTAAAAAGTATGGACTTCTTATGTTAATTTTTGTACTCATTTCAATTTATCTTTTTTTAATGTGTATTCTAAAAAGTCTTCAACATCTAAACCAAATTTATTAATTAAATCTTTGGGTAATTGTTTAAAAGCATTTTCGAATGGCTTTGTAAAAAATAAAGATGGTTTAATTCCTTTGTTATATATCGATCTTGTTATTAAAAAAGCTGTACTTTGATAAGACATAAATTTGCCACTTTCTTTATTTCTAAATTGAAATCTTTTTGATTTTACCCATTCTCTTATTCCTTTAGTTAATCCTCCTTTTGGTCCTGTTTTGGATCCAAACTTTGCTAACGTTCCGTATTTTGCTATTCCTGGATATGTTGATGTCTTACCCTTAACCCCTCGGTCTTGATAATACCCGTATTCTTCCATTTCAAATTTTACAGATATAGAATTAGGCATTTCTTTTACAGTACCATCTAAACTTTTAAATAGTTTGTTGGATACGTTCTTTCCTTTTTTCGATAACATTGACCGACTTTGATTAAGAACATAATTCTTAAACACTTCTAATACTTTTTCTGTTTCTTTTAACTGCATATTGTCATATCGTTTTGAACTAATACATCGAATGTTGCTGCCCAACCTGCTAGCTTGTTATCAAATCGATCCACAAAAGGTTCGCAGCTTACATCACCTTGAACTTGATAAAGTTCGGTAAACAAGTCGCCACGTTGTAAGATATTAATGATTCGAGTTAACAATCCAAGCTGTGTGTTTAAAACATCTTGTTCGTTATCGTTACCCACAAAAATATCTGTTGTTTCATCTTTGCTTATATCTACAATGTCCATCGCAAGTATGCTTACATTAAACGTAAGTGTCTTACTTGATACTGTTGTATTGTTTACTATGATATGAGATAAAGGAAAAATTGTTTGTTTGTTTAAATCAACATCATCCAAACTTCCAAAAGTTACTGTATTAACAAAAGGTTCTGCTAATAAAGCATCTTTTAGTTTATCGGTTAAATTATAAAATCCTTTCATTTACTTCTTATTTGTTTTTGTTCCAGTTGTATCTTTTCTTTTTCAAATGCTAAATACATTAGACATTGATGAACATTTAATTTGGTAATCTTATCAAACTTGGTAACATCTTTTTGAGCGAGTCCATAGATAGATGAATACCACCCCCATTTTCTTCCAAAACCTGCCGTTGCTCCAAACTCATTTTCTTCGTTTCTTGATTCAAATAATTCAGGGTAATTTGTAGCAACTCGCTGTTTAAATTCCAAAAAAAAACAAGACTACCCATTGCTATGTTTAAAGGCATATCTTTTAACAATTCTGAATTATCAGTTTCTTTATAGTCTTCTATATTATAACGATCATTGTTTTTAACTGTAATTGGTCTATACAGAGCATTCATAGCTTTGTGCATATTTGGCCAATCACCAAGATAAGTATCAAGATCAATGTATTCTCCAAGTGTGATATTATCAAGATCAGGAATAAAACCAAAACTTAAACCATTCAATTTAAAGGTAGAGGTTAATTCAGTTTTAACATCAAACACTTTATTAAGATGTTTTGTTATTTCTTGAACGCTATTAAATTTAATATTTGCAACATCTTTTAAATTAAGATTGCAAAATATCTCTATCATTTTTTGAAGAAGAAACGAGCTGTCTTTATTTTCTTTAGTATTTAACTTTTCAAATTTCTGATATTGTTCAAGTGTAATGTCTTCTAAACTATCTGGAACATTGATTTGTACTTTCATATATATATAATAAAATTAAATCTTATTTGTATAAATAGAAAAAGGGTCACATTACTGCAACCCCTAATCCTACTAACAAAATGAAAAAGACATTTATAGCTGCCCAGACTATTGTTTTAATATAAATCTTTTATATGCGTATTGATATGCTTCTTCTATCTTATCTTCTAACTCAATGCTGTTTTGAGCGTAGATTAATCCTTGACCTTCAACTTTTGATTTGCCTTTGTAATCTATATATAAAGTAACGTCTGATCCTTTTTGACCACCTAATTTAGTAGGCTTTTGTACTACATAGATTTCTTCGTACCAACACGCTTGTCTCATTTTATAATTCAAATATAAACATTATTAAATACATCCAAGCATACATTGATGCGTATGCTGTTAATACCCAAGTTGATCCTAATATAATATTTTTACCGCTAAATACAGCTTTTAAGATTCTTGTTTCTACTCTGTTGTTTTTCTTTGTTTTCATAATTAACTTATTTTAATTAAACCTAACCCAAGTTCGTTTGCCACATAGTCAATGTGTTTCTGTGTTGTTACACTCCACCAACCTAATTGTATAAGCTGCGTTCCTTCTATACTTGCAACGTGAGTATTATACGAAAATACTTTGTTGTCTTCTAATCGTAAATTTTGTTTGTACTTGTCCATTGTAATTGTTTTAAATTATGATTTTAATATATCTAAAACAGCATCAGTAAACTGTTTGTCATTAATCACTCCTTTGTTATAAATTGCTTGTAAGGCCTGAACTGTTAAATTGTCTTGAATTGTTTTTTGATTGTACATCTTGTTTGTTTTTAATTATTTATTATATGTGTCTCTAAAGAATTGCGAAAATTTTTCGTTAGCATCGTTTTTCTTATTCGTGCTAAATGTTTCAATGATTTCGTGATTGTTACTCCATTTTTCTACAATGTACTTATTAGTTAATCCGAAGTCTACTTTTCTTATCGTTGCATTCATATCGTTTGTTTTTAATTATACTCAAAGATACAAACATTTAATTAACAAACAAACTTTTTATCAATTATTTTTAATAAATAAAATATTCTCCTTTATTTGGATTCTGTAAAGTGTCTGTTAATATATAACGTGCAGCATCTATACAGTCTGGATGTAAACCGGTTGGTTTTTGTAATGTGTTTCCTTCTTTATCTTTGGCCCATATATAACCGCCCAGCTCTCTTTTTAGATTCTTGCTTTGTGATGTAACATATATTTCATTTTGATTGATTAGGTTCAATCCATATACTACTGAGTCTCTTCCTTTGCTTACACCATAAATAGAATG